TCTCTTACAATCCTATATCCCATAAGGGTTTGCGCGAACTGGCCCCAACTGGCCGGTATCAGCCGAGACTAGAAACAACCACGCATAGTGGCCACCAATCACGCGCGGCGGAAGTAGCAGAGTTTGCGGAGAGGGTTTTAAAAACGCCTTTAATGAGTTGGCAAAAGCATTGCCTCGAGGGTTTAACTAGTTTTGACGACCAAGGTAAATGGTTGCACCGTATTGGGTTGGTTTCGGTTGCTAGACAAAATGGTAAAAGCCATATGACTAGCGCGCTTATTGGTTGGTGGCTAACTATGGAAACAGAGAGGCGCGGCCAACCGCAAACCGTTATTTCGGTTAGTCATAAGTTGGATTTAACAGCCGCGCAATTTAATTACTTAGCGCCGATACTCGAAGCCAAGTTTGGTGCAGAGGTTTCATGGTCGTATGGCCGACAAAAGGTAACTATGCCTAATGGCAGCGTTTGGCATATTCGCGCCGCTACCCCGGCAGCCGGTCACGGTTACTCATGCGACCTAATCACGGCAGACGAAGTATGGCAAATATCGGAAGCCGCCATAGACGACGGTTTACTACCGTCTCAACGTGCGCGCCGTAACCCTTTATGTTTGCTTGTGTCCACGGCGGGTACACAGGAAAGTACGGCCCTGTTGCGTTGGCGTGACCAAGGTTTAAAAGCAATAGACACAGGCGAAAAAACAAACCTGTATTTTGCCGAATTCAGCCCACCGCCAACACTTGACCCTATGACCGTCGAGGCATGGGAATACGCTAACCCCGCATTGGCAGGCGGCTTAATTGAAATGGACGTAATCCAAGGCGAAGCACAAGGCCCCAACCGCAGCGCGTTTCTACGTGCGTCGGTAAACCTATGGCAAGCGGTTAACAACGGTTGGTTGGCGCCCGGCATATTCGAGGCTTTATCTACCGACGAAAAAGCGCCACCGGGCGGGGTGCTTGCTATTGAAATGGCGTTAGACGAAAGTACTTATACCGCCGTGCGCGCCGTTCAAATAGAAAATAAAACCCATGTTGTTTTGGCGTTTGTTGCCGAAACCGTAACCGAACTTTGGGAAAAAGTAGAACAGCAAGTAGCAGAAAACCCTAACTTACGTTTGGCTATTGTGCCGGTGTTAGAAAATTTATGCCCAATAAAATATGAAAATAGACGCGTAATAGTTGGCTACAAAGAATTGTTGAAATGGACTAGCGCGGTTAGGGCCATGATTATTGAAAACAAACTTACGCACAACAACCAACAACTACTAAACAGCCACGTTGAACGGGCAGTACTCATACGCGAAAAAAACGGCATAACGGTTAGCAGTTTGCGAAGCCCCGGGCCTATCGAGGCTTGCCGGTGCATGATTTGGGCAGCCGCTTTAGCGTCACGTCCACAAGCCATTGGTAAACCTGTAATTGTTACCAATTACCGCTAAAGTCGTTTTGGCATTAGTCGGCTTGCTTTCCGTCGGGGATTGCACGGCGCCGGCTAGTGCCACTCAAAACCCCGAGATTGTGACACAATAAACCTATGGCAATTTTTACCAAGAAACCCGAACCTACAAAGGTTGTTAAAGCCGCTGCAGGCAGCAACGCCGGCGCGTCACAAATTGGTAATTTCTTTGCGTATTCCGACGGTGTTTTGCGTAGCCGTTTTATGCAGGTGCCGACTATTTCACGTAGTCGCGACCTTATGGCAAGTGTTATTGGTTGTTTGCCGTTGGTTATGTATAAAGAAATGTGGAACGGCGACGAAATGGAAAAAGTGCCGGAAGCGCCGCGTAGTTGGTTAAAGAGAATTGATAAAGGCGTTACTAACAACTTTATTTTGTCGTGGACTTTTGACGATTTGCTTTTTTATGGTCGCGCATTTTGGTATATAACAGAACGAACCGCCGACGGATATCCAAGCGCGTTTACTCGTTTGCCTGCCGCGATTGTTACAACACAAGACCAAGCACAAGGTACGGGCGTATGGTTTGGCCCGTCTAAACAAATTTTGTTTCAGGGTTTACCTATCCGTTGGGAAGATTGCGTACAGTTTTTAAGCCCAATTCAAGGCCTTATTTACACCGGTGCAACGTCAGTAGATACCGCGCTAAAACTTGAGCAAGCACGAAACCGTAACGCCTCGAGTTTGCAACCTGCAGTAACGCTACGACAAATTGGCGGCGAGCCTATGTCACCACAAGAATTGCGCGACCTTGCAGCGGCCTACGACGAGGCGCGTTTTGCGTCGGCCACAAGTGCGGTAAACGAATTTGTAGAGGTAATTCCAAATAATGCAACACCGGACAAAATGCTTTTGATTGACGCCGCCGAATATCAGGCTAAAGAAATTGCGCGTATCGCAAACGTACCGGCATACCTTGTGTCTGTTTCTATTGGCAACTATTCGTATGTTTCAAGTAGCGAAGCGTCGCGCGACCTTTACACATTTGGCGTAAAACCGTACATAGATTGCATACAAGAAACACTTAGCGCGGATAACGTGCTACCACGTGGCACCGGAGTAATGTTCGACATTGAAAGTTATTTATCCAACGAATACAACACAAACGTAGACGTACAAGAAACGCCCGAGGAATTGAGGCAAAGCAATGCTTAGATTAACCCCACAAGAATTAAAGATTGACGCCGCGCAAGGTGACGCGCTGCCACGTCGTACCCTTGCCGGCGTCGCCCTCGAATATGGGGTTGACGCGGTAGTGAGTGATGGCCAAATGGTGCGCTTTGAAAAAGGTTCGTTGCCTCTTGAGGGTAAAAAACCGAAAATGTATCTTTACCATGACAGTACGCAACCTATTGGCGTTGTTACGGCCCGTGAGGAAGTCGGCAATTACGTAATGTTTGAAGCCAAAATTAGCGAAACGACGCTAGGTAACGAAAGCCTGCAATTAGCCATGGACGGCGTTTTAGATAGCCTTTCCGTTGGGGCGGTACCCGTTGAGTTTAGTTTTGACGAAGCCGGCACCATGATTGTTACCAAGGCCGAATGGCAGGAATTGTCACTTTTGCCCTATGGCGCTTTTGAGGCCGCCAAAGTAGAACGGGTGGCCGCGAGTATCCACCAAAACGAAAACGAAGTAGAGTTAAATAGTGAACAGGACACAGAAAAGGAAGTAACCGAAATGTCAAACCCAGTAGAAACCCCTGCAGTTGTTGAGGCTTCAACCGTACAAACTATTTACGCGCAGCCACGTAAATTGCGTTTGCCTAGCACGTCTGAATACATTGCTAGTTATGTTCGCGGCGGTGCAGATTTTGCACAACTAAACGCAAACATTAACGCGGCACGTATTGAAGCAGCGCCGGGTGTTGCGCCATACATCAACACCGAAAGCACCCCGGGTATTTTGCCGGAAATTATTACCGGCAGCGTATATGACGGGCTTAACCCTATTCGCCCTTTCGTAACCGCTATTGGTACACGCGCAATGCCAACCGCAGGCGCAACTTTCCGCCGTCCAAAAATTACGACACGCCCAACCGTTACACAGCAGGCCGCACAGTTTGACACGCTTAACGCTTCAACCGTTGTGGTTAGCAACACCGATATTTCAAAATTAAGTTTTGGAACGTACGTCACCGTCAGCGAACAAGATCTTGACTGGAGTGACCCGTCGAGCATTGACATTATTCTTAACCAGTTGGCTATTGCTTATGGTCAAGCAACCGATAACTACGCGGTAGATACTTGCCATGCAGCAATTAGCCAAACCGCAACCGTAACCGACACCGCAGTAGGCGCCGATTGGGTCGCAGCAATTTACGACGGTGCGCGCCAAATTTCGGCAAACTCAAACTACTTGCCAACCCATATGGTAGTAACGCCTGCCAGTTGGGCGGCCCTTGCGTCAAGCACGGACGACCAAAATAGGCCTGTATTTCCGTACACGGGCGCACCAAACCTCATGGGTCAAAACGCTGCAGGTAATTCGTCAGCGACATCATGGAACGGCAACCCACTCGGGTTGGTGTTGGTCGTTGACAGAAACGCGCCCGGCTCTTTCATGGGACACGCTGCCGGCCCTGCCGCCGGTTTCGAATTCTACGAACAGCAAAAAGGCGCTATCAGCGTTGAAGTACCGGCAACACTTGGCCGTACGATTGCTTTCCGTGGTTACGCTGCCTCATTCATGGCAGACGCCACCAAGTTTGTTAAGTTCGTCTGATAACCGAAAGGTAGGCCTTTATGGCCGTCTATTCGGTCACACAAAAGTATTTAACCGATAACTACGCGGTTGTAGTACTACTAACTAACGCAGACCCTCTCGAGGTTGGACAGTCCGTAACTATTGCGGGTGTTGACGCAACCTTTAACGGTACCTATACGGTGCGTGAGTTGCCACAGTATTACTACACCGGCGTAGACGAACAAGGTTTTTTACATTACGACATTGAAGCACCTATAGCCAACCAAGTTTTGTTTGCTAAAACGGCTGCAAACGTAAACATTGTTGCCGCTACTGGCACGTTGACAACTACCCCACAATGCACGTGGGTAACAACCGACGCACAAGTAGAGGATTGGTTAGGCATTGGAACCGCTACGGCAGCCGACCAAGCCTTTATTACTCAATGCCGTCAAGCCGCCAACGAATTTGCATATCGTCGCAGGGCCGAGGCCGGATACCGCAACGAAAGCCTAAGCACCGTGCCTAACCCGTCGGTACTGTTGGGAACTATCGCTTATGCAGGTTTTCTTTATAGGCAGCGTGGGTCAGTAACAGACTTTGCCAGTTTTGACGGTTTGGCCGCCGGTGGAAGCATGGGCCTTAGCCCAATGATTAAACAACTATTAGGCGTGGATAGGCCGGCGGTTGCGTAGTGCCTGTTGCATACACCGACCTATTTAACAAGGCCTTAGACGACCTTACAACGACGTTACAGACGATTACAGGGCTACAGGTAGTAAACGACCCACGTAACCTTGTGCCGCCTTGTGCTTTTATTGACGCGCCCTCGTTTGTGGCATGGAACTACAACATAGTTAAATTGACGTTTCCCGTACGCCTCATTACCCTTGGCCCGGGCAACCTCGACGCGCAACGCAGCCTTATGAACATGGCCGCAAAAGTATTGGCTAAAAACGTTGCCGTAACAGACGGACGCCCAACTATCGCCATAATCGGCGGTAGCGAAATGGCCGCCTATGATTTAACAATAGAAATGCAAGCCCAAACAAGTTAGGTGCCTATGTACATTATAAAAAGCCCCCGTTTAGGTGTTGTTGGTACAGAATTTGTACCCAAACCCGGTGTACAGGTAGCAGGCCTTATTTGGGCAGGTTTTATCGTTGAAGTAGCAAACGAAACAACCGAGGAAGTATCCACACAAGCACCTAAAAAAAGTGCTAAAAATAATAAAGCAACGAAAGAGGATTAAACACCATGGCAACAAGCACTTACCTAGCAAACCCGGTAGTAACGGTTAACGCGGTAGACCTTACCGACCAATGCACGGCAGCAACTTTTAATTACCGTTTCGACCAACTTGAAAATACGACTTTTGGAAAAACAAACCGCAGTTTTCAAGCCGGCCTTTCAAACTGTGAATTGACCCTTACCCTTTACCAGTCGTACGCAGCAACCGAAACTTACGCAACACTTTCGGCACTCGTTGGCACAACTACCACGGTAATTGTTAAACCTACAAGCGGTGTAGATAGCGCAACTAACCCGGGCTTTACCCTTACCGGTTGCTACCTAACCGAAATGCCGGTTATTTCAGCAACTATGGGCGAATTGTCAACCGTAGACGTAACCTTTGTCGGTGGCGTTTACAGCGTTGACGTTACAAACCCGTAATAAGCGCCGAATAATCGGCCCGACACGAAAGTAGGCACTAATGCAATTAACGTTACAAGTAACCAATGGTGACGGCACGTACGAAGTAAACACCAATTTATTTACCATTGTCTTATGGGAACGTCGTTTTAAACGTAAAGCGGCAGACATGGCAAACGGCATTGGTGTAGAGGATTTGCTATACCTAGCATGGGAAGCAAGCAAACAAAACAAAATTGTTGTACCCGGCGAATTTGACAAATACTGCCAACAGGTAACAAACATTAAAGTAACCGCACAAGAGGCCGAAAACCCTACCCAAGCGGCACCTACCGCCGGCAACTAGCCGAACTGTTAATAGCAACAGGGTGGGCGCCGCATTGGTATAGCGCTACGTTTGACACACAAGATTTAGCAACGGTGGCTAAAGTTTTGGGAGAACGAAACAAAAGGTAAAAGCCATGGCGCAAGCAAACCTAGAAATTAAAGGTATTCAAGAAACCTTGGCGCTATTGCACAAAATAGACCCTACATACCGTAGGCAAGTAACCAAGCGCATTACTCGAGCAGGCGACGTCATGGTAACGGAAGCCCGCAGCATGATTACAACCATTACCGGGGTAAAAGGCGCGCCGCTATCAGGCATGAACCGTGGCACCCTTATTAAAGGCCGAGAAATTAGGTGGAATACCAACGCCGTTAAAAAAGGTTTTAAAATTAAAGTTGGTTCACGTGCAACCAAGGAACGGTACGTAGAATTTACGCGCTTTACCGACGGTGTAGCAACACATACAGAACAAATACCGTTTGGCGCTAAACCATACCGTTTAATGACCGTTCAACAGGCAGACGCCGCAGGCGCTATCTATGACCATGCCGGACGCCATACCCAAGGTTTATTTGTGGCAAACCTTGACGTTTCAGGCGGTGGCCAACAACCTCGAGTAATTGACAAAGCCGTAGAGAAAAACAAGCCAGCCGTACAACAGGAAGTACAATTAGTTATTGCAGACGTCGAAGCGAAAACAAACAAACAACTTAAACAGAGGTACAAATAATGGCAATTAACATACCTATTATTACCTCGTTTGTTAATACGGGTGTACAGGCCGCCGATAAACAACTTAAAAGTTTTGGTACTAGCGCTAAAACGGTTGCCGGTGCTATTGGCGGTTTTAGCCTTGCTATTGGAACGGTGCAAAGTGTGCTTGGCCCGGCTATTAAAGCCGCTTCCAATATGGAAGAAAGCCTTAGCAAAGTAAACGTAGTATTTGGTAAAGGTGCAAAAGAGGTAGAAAAGTTTGCTAATAGTGCGGCCCGTGACCTTGGCCAATCAAAGCAAGCGGTTTTAGAGGCTGCCGGGGTTTTCGGTACATTTGGTAAAGCGGCAGGTTTAGCCGGTACTGACCTAGCGGTATTTAGCAACGATTTTACGGCCCTTGCTACTGACCTTGCCTCGTTTAACAACACCACGCCCGAGGAAGCCGTACAAGCCATTGGCGCCGCACTACGTGGAGAAGCCGAACCTTTGCGCCGTTTCGGTGTTTTGCTTAACGACGCAACCTTAAAACAAGAGGCAATGACCCTTGGCATTTATGACGGCAAAGGCGCGCTAACAGCACAGCAAAAGATATTGGCCGCCCAATCCGCAATTTTTAAACAAACAAGCGACGCGCAAGGCGACTTTATGCGTACAAGCGACGGCCTCGCCAACAGCACCCGCACATTGTCGGCAACATTCAAAGATTTACAAGCCAAGTTTGGTGCAGCATTTCTCGAGCAAGCAAAAACAGCAACACAAAACATAAACTTTTTAGCGCAAGCATTTGACAAATTACCAACACCAGTAAAAAATAGTGGCAACGAATTAAGCGGATTTACAGACCTATTACGCAATATGTCTAACCCACTTAGCCAAATTTGGTATGGCCTTGGCAAATTGCGCGAAGCATTTACCGACGAAAAAAGCATAGGCGCATATAACGAAAACCTTAAAAACAGCGCACAACAAACAATGCGTTTAGCCGACGCTTCCGGTGAAGCAAAAAAACAGGCTGCAGGATTAGAAACAAGCGTAGGCGGCGCGTCCAAAAAAGTTAGCGAACTATACGACGTCATTAAAGACAAACTGGCCGACGCCCTAGACGACGCTAAAGACCAACTAAAAGACGCCCAAGACGCATTTACAGACTTTGGTAAAGGCGTTGCCGACGGCATTAAAAGCGGGTTTAGTTTTGCAGACGCCAAAGAAGCAGGCGTAGAAACTGGCGGCGGTTTCCTCGAGGGTTTACGCGACCAAGTAGCCGGGGTAAAACAATATGCCCGCAACGTTGAATTGTTGTTACAACGTGGCCTTAGTCAATCCGCGTTAACAGCAGTATTAGACGCAGGCGCGGAAGCCGGCGCCGCTATTGCTGCAGAACTTGTAGCCGGTGGGCAAGAAGCCATTACAGGCCCTAACGGTGTAAACGCGCTTGTTAATTCGGTTAACAGCGTTGCCGATATGTTAGGCCTCGACGCGGCAGGCCGTTTTTACCAAGCCGGCGTAGACCAAGGCACCGCGCTAGTTAAAGGTTTGGAAAGCGTTTTAGCCAAATATGAGGCAATTCTGAAAAACCCTAAACTTTCAACAAAACGCCTACAAACTTTGTTAGGCCAAGTTGAAACCGACATAGCCTTTACTGGCATTACCGCAGGCCAAGCGGTAGCAACACCGGCACCAACACCAGCACAAATAACAAGTATGCAGGAACATCAGGCTATGCGCGGCGTAACCCAAAATTTTACGGTAAACGTCACCGGTGGCATGGCAACAAGCGCCGAAATAGGCCGCGTAACACAAGACGGCCTACGCGCACTAGCCCGCCAAAACGGCCCATTAGACATACCAATAGCAGGTTTTAGATAATGCCCGGCAGCACCATAACCCAAGCCGGAAACTACAGCCTTTTTATAGACACCGGCTTTAACGTAAACGCGTTTGTACTTGACGACTATTTAAAAGGTGTTTTAGATAACACCACGTTTGTACTTGACGGAACCGACGACTACGCAAACGTCACCGAAAGCACAACACAAGTAAACATTCGACGCGGTAGGCGCGACCAAGGCGACCAATTTGTAGCCGGCACAATGACATTTACCATATTTGACGTGGATGGGATTTTTTCGCCGTTTGATGATACTGGGCCGTATTACAACACGCCCGAGGCGTTGCCGGGGTTGGCACCGTTGCGGCAGGTTTATTTTGTGCGTTACGACGCAAGCAATAACCCCGAGTACCTTTTCCGTGGACGGGTCGTCAATTACGATTATAATTTTAGCCTCGGTGGCATAGACACGGTAACCGTTTATTGTTCAGACGATTTTTACCTATTAGGCCAAACCTATATGGACGAACTAAACGTAACCGTACAAACAAGCGGCCAACGCATAACCACAGTTTTAGACCTACCCGAAATTAACTACCCAGCAGGTGCGGCCCGTAACATTAACGCAGGAACCGTAAACCTAGGCCACGACGTCGCCTACACCGTGCCGGCAGGAACAAACGCTTTAAACTATTTAACGCAAATAAACCAAACCGCAGAATTTGGCCGCCTGTTCATGTCACGCGACGGCGTTTTAACTTTTACGCCTCGAGTATTGCAAACCCTTAGCGGTTCGGTAGCCGACTTCCACGACGACGGAACCGAAATACCCTACGACGCGCTAGGCATTACTTTTGAAGCGGACGCTGTAACAAACCGTGTTTACATAGAAAACCTAGGCGGCAGCAGCGCAACAGCCAACGACCTTGCAAGCCAAGCGGCGTTTTTCGTGCAAACCAACAGCATAACTAACAGCCTGTTAGACGACAGCGAATTAACCGACGCCTCAACTTACCTGTTAAACGGCACCCCGGAACCGCGCTACAACAGCGTAGAAACCGTCCTAGGCGCGCTAACAACGGCCCAACGTGACACGGTGGCCATAGTTGACATTAACGACACAATAACCATAGAAAAGACTTTTATAACCGGGCAGACAACCACGGTACTTGCCCAAGAATTGGGCGTAGAGGGTGTAGAACATGAAATAACTCTTGACGGCCACCGGGTACGGCTGTTTACTACCCCTACTGTAATTGTGTATGAACTGATTTTAAATGACGCTTTGTACGGAACTATAGACACAACCAACGTGCTTGGTTAGATTAGGATAGGTAACAATATGGCTACACCAACAACCTTGCCCGCCAGTTTTGTAGCGGGAAATATATTAGAGGCTTCGCAGTTAAATAATTTGCGTGGCGCGTTTCGTATTTTGCAGGTCGTTGAAGGTTCTACGACTACCGAAACGACAACTTCAAGCACGACACACGCTGACACAACGCTTACAGCGACAATTACACCAACTTCCGCGTCAAGCAAAGTGCTGGTATATGTTTCTCACCCAAGTTGTTTTAAGGGAAACGGAAACTCATCAAACTCAATAAACTTCCGTCTCATTCGTACAAGCACCAACATTTACACTTTCAACAGTTTTTTAGGATATACAGGTTCAGCATCAGAAATGTATTTCTCTGCTAGTGCGTTTTATTTAGATAGCCCAGCAACCACATCTGCAACAACATACAAAACACAATTTGCTAACGAAGTTGCAGCATCACAAGTAAAAGTGCAACAAAATAGTATTGCAAGCCGTATTTTACTTTTGGAGATTTCAGCATGACACACAAAGAACT